TCAACCGACAGCTTGTTGTCGCGGTCAATGACTTGTAAGTCATCAGCCTGGCGTTTTAACATCCGTTGTACGACAGCATCCCGTTGGCCTTCGTCCATTGTCTGCCACATCGGACTGAACTTGCCGGCATCCCCAGAGCGCAGCTTGGTAAGCGCTTCGGATGGGCGAGTGGAAAACTCGGTCGAGACAAAATAATTCGTCATTGCCGCATCGCGGGCAGCGAGTCGAGCCTTCTCAAAGTCATCTAGCTTCTTGGGAAGCGTCAGCGGATTCTGGGCGGCTAGGCTAAATGCAATGTTGCGGGCGCCAGCCTCATACCGAGAGATTGCTTCCTGATCGGTTTCGTATGCGTATAGCGATTGCAGATTGGATTGCAGCGTGCTGATGGTCTGATCTGTACGAACGTCGTGCTGAGCTCCATAGGCTTTGACCAGAATGTCGCTGGACTTTTTCAGCAGAGCCCTACCGCCGTTGTTTATTGACAACATCAGACCGTTAGCCTGGTCTGGGTCAACCTGAGCCAGGCCGCGTGCCAATCCCTGAAGCGACTGAACCCTAGACTGGATCTCATTGAAGTTTGAGATCTGGCCAGTCTCAACCTGAATGTCTAGGTTATTGAGCTCTTTTTGTACCTCGGATTCCAGCTCAGAGCGCATCTGGATTCCAAGAATGCGGTTCTCTTCTTTTCTTTGCTTCTCAACCTGGCCAAAGGCGAATTGCGAAATGCGGTCAAGACCCTCTGCCATTGAGGCTGACGCTCTTGCCGACTCCCTGACATTGGCAAAGTCTAGGCGCGGGACATCGGCAGAGATAATCCCTGACGGCTGGAAACGGGGAAGGTCGCGTGCCATGATTATTGACCAAACCTAGGTAAACCAGCCTCACGGCTTTCAACCGGAGCTGGTGATTGCTTGCCGGAAGACGACCCGCTAACTTGGGCTGCTGCCATGCCAAGTTTTGTTATGGCGTTAAAGATTCCCTGCTGGTAGGCAGTCTGGCCGGCCTGCTCGTAAAGCTGGGCCTGAAGCACACCGCCACGCATTGCTGAGTCAGCGTCAGCCAAGAGCCTTCCGTACTCGCGGCCAGCGGCAGTCTCATTTGCGGCACGGACAATGCTTGGAGATCCGCTAAACGGATCAATTCCTCCGGCGTATGCGCGGGCCGCCAATGTTGAGTTGTTGGCCTGAACGCGGCGCAAGATGTCGTTAGAACGTTGTTGATACTGAATCGCTCGACGCTCACCCTCTACGCTAGCCTGCTTGGCCTGGAGGTTATATTGCGAGCGTTGCGCAACACCGGATTGGTATGATCCGACTGCGCCTACTACCGCCGCTGCTACTGCTATGACTTCCATATCAAGTCCCCTGGTGAACCGATACTTTATATTCCATGCCGAGCAGGATCAGCTTTAATGGCTGGTCTTGCTCGATCGTAATCTTGCCCTCTTGGGTATAGCCAAGCAGCCCATGAACAGTCTTTGTGCCTGTGTACGGGGTGACTGGGTTATCCAAAAGTGAAACATTGAACGCCCTGAATGGGATGTCAATGCTATTGATTTTCATGTACTGGCTGTCTTTGACTAGCGCATTGACTTCCACAATCCGCTTGCGGAAGCCCAGTCTTGAGCCGGATGGCAGCTTGAGCTCAACCGGCATTGTGACCATTTTGACGTTGTAGTTCAGCCCGACCTGATAAGAGGTCACGCTGGCCCGGTCAAAGGTTACTGTGCCGCCGGCGGGCACAATCTTGTCTGCCTGCAATGCGTCATCAAGTTTGATCTTTACGGTCTTGCCGACAATGTGAGACATTGACACGCTAGAGGCCACGCCAGTCCCGGTCTTGCAGGCATCGGTTTCCACGTTGGAATCAAAGATCTCAACAAAGTACTGATTGTCAGTTCCGACCTGGCGCTCGACCACCACATAGATCGTTGTGATATCAACCCCGACGTCCTTGTACTCACCGTCTGTAATCCACTCGGACGGGGCAATGACGTTTTGCGCACGCAGCAAAGAGAAGCAGGCAATGGTGCCGTCGGTGTCATTTGTGATTAAGAGCAGATCATTCTCATCGGTTGCTACTGACCGGCGAAGCGCCATTCGTGTGGGCCCCTTGAGCAAATGGCCGGCCAGTAGCGAAATCTTGGACGACACATAAGTTGCTTGCGCGTCCGTAAACACAAACTCATTGAGCGACTTGCCCTGGCGCTGAATAAACAGCGTGCCAGACTCAAGCTGCTGCACGCGGATTCCTTCCTTGGAACCATTACGAGTGACCGCCTTCAGAAAGAAGTTGGTCGGCGTGATTGGCTCTAGCCCTTCCTGCGGGCAATAAAACTCACCACCCGTCGTAAAAATCTGAAGATCCCGTCCAGAGGTAATGTCCGTGATGGCGTTAAATGTGTTCGTGTCCAATGTGGCTTCCACCGCGTCATCGTCCAGACCCTCCGATGCTTCAAAGTCAAAGAACAGTCCAACCTTGGAACCCCATACGGTCGAAGGTCTGGACTTGCTGCCACCAAAATACAGACGGCCTTCGTGGAATGTCACCGACCGGGGCCAGCCCTTGGTCGATGACCAGACATCCTCATAGCCAGCTTCAAGTTCCCAGCTGCCGGATGCGATGGCAGAGGTATTAAAAAACGGAAACTCGGTTATGGCATTGACCACGGTTCCGCTTGTGTACTGCACAATTTTTGCACGGCCCTGCGGATCGGCGTTGATGTACTTGCCAACATCGGAAGCGGTAAAAACAGATGTACTTGCGGTTAGCGTCACCTTGCCCGACACAGCCGATGGCGTCAGCGTTGCTGCCGGCTCGCTGGTTGTTAGGGTAAACGCGTATTTGGGGATGCTGTCAAAAGCCAGAGCCGTGGCAGTCCAGGACGCGTCATTTGCGCCGCGCACAATTTTGACTGGCTGAATGTCGGGATGGCAGACAATCAGCGTATCTGCTGACTGCGTCCAGGTGATATTTCCAAGTCTTGCCCCGGTCAGACCGACAGAGCTGGTGCTCAAGTAATCTAGCGTCCCTCCGTTAATATCAAGGACTTGCGCGCCATTCTTGAAGATATGCATCCTGTTGTGGGTAAAACACAACATATAGGAATCGGATGTTGAGAACTCAAACGGCACCAGGCGCACGCCATTGGCAGCAGAGTCAGAGCCAGTATTTGGCAGGCTCGTTAGGTACTTGGTGCCAGGCCGGCGGCGCGATCCGCCCTGCGGCTGGATTACAACATTGGTCGCCTCTTCAAGCGCATTGTTGTAAGCCTGCAAGTCAACGCGAGCGCGCAGAAGCGGGTCGAGCTCGCCTGTCGAGAAGTTAGTCTGGACGGTTACAAAACGCGCCATCAGTACCTCACAGCGATCAGCGGGAAGTCTTCGATTACGAAGTTAGGCTGACCCTGTCCGTCCATGTTCATTGCAATCCTGGTGTATCCACCACGGCCGTTTTGCTCAGGCGAGCCAATAGCCACGCCCTGCCAGTATTGCGCTTTCTCAGTCTGGTCTGTAATCGGCATAGCTAGGTGCCAGGCCATCATGTACTTGAGCAGCTGCACCATGTAGACGGGCATATCGTACTCAGCCACATCATACGGGTAGTCGATGTAAATCGTTTCCTCGTTGGTCAGCAACTTGTCGCCAAAGATTCTGTAATCCCGGATGGTGTTGGCGCCTGGCGTGGCGCTGGTCAGCACAGCCCTTGGCGGGCCAATGCGGTCGCCAGGCAGCTGGAACTGGTATTTGTACTCGGTTGTCGGCGTGGTCAGCAGCTTTGATATCTGTGTCTTTTTGTAGACAAAAGACCAAGGGTAAACCAGAAGGGTCTGTTTTTTGACGTCTGGGTATAGCGAGTCCGAGACATTGGCCTCATCCGTTCCTTCAGTAAAGGATGATATCGCCTTAGCGCCAAGCATTTGCAACGCATCGGAACATATTGATAAGGCGGTGTCACCGGCTGCCATCTTTTGTCCCCAAAACTGTTATAGATGAGATATCAGTATTTGTAATGGTTAATTGCCAAAAGGTAAAGTTTTGTGTTAATGCCTCAATCCACCAGTCTCCAGGCTGGACGATCAAATGAGCGTTTCTGCCGTCTGCCAGCGTTTTAGATGCCGGCCTGGTTGATATGACAAGATACACCGCCTTATCGGCAAAATCCTTGATGTCTGCCAAAACCTCATTTAGATGGTCGGGTTCGATGTGCTCCAAGACGTCGCAGCAGGCCACCAAGTCAAACTTGGAGTCTGGGCGCCTAGCAAACTCTGGGACGCACGGATCGTAGCAATGGGCCGGCAGATGCTTGGCCATTTCTCCTTTGCCGCATCCATAGTCCAAGAGGCTACTGCACCCCAGCTCGGACATGATCTTCTGGATGTCTTGGTAAATCGCAGTCCTAACCCTAGATCCGTATTTCTGGTTTTTGTGCAACAGCTCATTGAGCTTGCGATACTCGTCTGATATCAACATGGCGCCCCCAAGAGTTTTCTAGTGTTTCCGCCCATTGAGTAAATCCCGGCGGTTTTTCCAGCGTCTATGTGCGCTTGCAACAATTTTAACCAGTTCTCGACTTGTCCGTCATTGGCATAGGTTTTGCCGCATTGGTACTTGTTAGGGTATCCCGGCACATAGGTTTTATTGTCCTGAGACAACCCGATCCCGGCCATGATGACCTCATCAAAACCCATGCCGTGCCGAGCCCATAGCGCGCCCGCTATGCCGCTGGAGCCCTTGACATAGTCTAGGTTAGGCCAGACGTAGTCGATGGCCTCATAGGCTTCCTTAGAGTGCGGAATGAACCATACCGTACCGCGGGCAGATTGGATGATCCTTGGCCTAGCGTGGACGTAAATCTTGCGGCCAGCGGTTTCTTTGATTCTTAACGTCATTTCGCCATGTTGCGTCCAGACGTGCTGTATTTCTGGCACGACAGAGGCGGCAAACTTAACACCTAGGATTGTGGCGTCTGGCCGTAGGCGCTCGGCCTCTTTTAGTTCTTCAAAAAGAGAAGGGGCCGCGCCACAGATAATGGCACAGCCCCCATGCTTGATAGGGTAATCCCTAATCAATTAGTCGCTGTCAGTTGCACCGATAGCGGTAACGCTTGACACGTCCACAACGCCGGACGAGTTGCTGTTCACGACTACAAAACCGTAGGCAGCGGAACCGCCAACGCTTGAGTAAACATAAATCAGATCGCCGACCTTGAGGATCGAGGATGCGTCGTTGAAGTAGCCAGCACCGTCGATGTCGCCGATGGCGTCAGCCGACTGGTATGTCCACATTTGGGGGGCGTTGCCAGCTTTTGAGCCGG